TGCTGGTGCTATCGTTCGTAACACTGAGATGTCTTGGATTCCTACCGCATACAAGTCGGACATTCTTGACTTCTTTGCTGTTGCTGGTGCTCCTGGTGTCTATAACAAGGCAACTGGTGCTGGTTTCGGTGCTCAGTGGGTACAACCTGGTAAGAAGGGTAAGGGTGGTTTCGTTGCCAACCTGAACTATGTTGCTCAAAGTGGTTCTGATTCTTCTAAGGGTGAGTTTGATGCCACTGGTGCTCTGAATACTCTGGCACAGTTTGGTTATCGTGCTCCTCAGTATGGTGTCGCATTCGGTTATCGTTATGGAACCGAAGGAACCCGTGTTCGTACCTTCAATGGTGTTGCTGGTAATGCTGGCACTCTCGCCGCTAACCAAACCTCTAACGGTTATGCTCTGAACGCTTATTGGCATCCCAAGACCTCTGGTATTATTCCTTCTGTGAGTGGTGCTTATGGTTGGAACAATGTTCAGGGTCCTGCGACCCCTAACGCTGCTACCAACTCTACTACCTGGATGGCAGGTGTTCAGTGGAGCGATGTGTTTGCTAAGGGTAATGCTGCTGGTTTCGCCATCGGTGCTCCTGGCAACGCTCCTACCCTCAGTAAGGATGCTGTGATGTGGGAAACCTTCTATCGTTACAAAGTTAGTGATAACATCAGCATCACTCCTTCTGTGTTCTATGTGTCTAACAACCAAGGTCTGAAGAATGCTTCTTCTAACTATGGTGGTGTGATCCAAACCAGTTTCAGGTTCTGATAATAACCTGATACCTTTAAACCTCTCTTCGGAGAGGTTTTTTGGTGTTTGATAACATTTAACTTTCTCTTAAACTTAATCAAGTACAATTACTTACGAAGTTTTTAATTCTTATGAAACTCAAACACATTGCTACACTTGGTCTTGCTCTTGCTCCTACCACTGCACTTGCTGGACCTATTCTCAATGGTGCTGGCGCCACCTTCCCTGCACCAATTTATCAACGATGGTTCCAAGATTATGCACGAACTACTGGGAACAGGGTTAATTATCAGTCCGTTGGTTCTGGCGCTGGTATTCGTCAATTTGTTGCGGGCACAGTTGACTTCGGAGCAAGCGACGAACCAATCAAAGCAAAAGAAGCAGCAAAAGTAAAGCGTGGTGTTGTTCAGATTCCTATGGTGGGTGGAACGATTGCTGTTGCCTACAACAAACCTGGATGCAAACTGAAACTGACTCAGAAGCAAACTGTTGATATCTTTGCTGGTCGTATTAAGGACTGGAAACAAGTCGGTTGTGCTGCTGGTTCTATCAGGGTTGTCCATCGTTCGGACGGTTCTGGAACCACTTATGCTTTCACCAACTCTCTGGATGCTTTTGGTGGTTGGACTGCTGGTGTTGGTAAGTCAATCAACTGGCCTGTTGGAGTCGGTGCAAAAGGTAATGAAGGTGTTGCTGGAACTCTTTCCAACACTCCTGGTGGTATCGGTTATCTCAATACTGGATTCGTTCGTGCTAATAAACTCCAGGCTGCTGTTCTTCAGAACAAGGCAGGTAAGTTTGTTGGACCTTCTGCTGTAACTGGTGCTGCTGCTCTGAATGGAATCAAACTGGATCCTGTGACCCTTGCTGGTGAAGATCCTAATCCTGCAGGTGCTCGTGCCTATCCTATTTCCACTCTGACCTGGATTATTGCCTATAAGAGTGGTTATGCTCCTGGTAAAGCGACCGCAGTTCGTGATGCTCTGAACTATGCTCTGAGTTCCAAGGCACAATCACTTGCTGATGACCTGGGTTATGTTCCTCTTTCTGGTTCTATTCTGAATCGTTCCCGTCTGAAAGTTCAACAAATCGGTCTGGGCGAGAAGTGATACATAATGGGGGGGGGGTTGACAAGACCCCCTTTTTATTGTATTATAAGTAACGAGTCAGGAGGTTTATGTCTCTTCTTTCGCAACTAGACAGGCAACTTGCCATAAGTGCTTTTGAGCATTATGCTGATTTTCTAAACAGTGAAATATCTTTTATTGAAGATTCCCAACTAGTTGACGACCCAAACTATCCAGAGTATCATACATACAAGCAAGAGTTGTATGAGTTAAATACACTTCTCAACTGGGTACGTTTGGAGCACTTCAAGAATGAAAATTAATCTCTGGTATTGTAAAGATATGAATCTCTGGCGTTGGACTTTGACGGATGATCATCGTCCAGTTGTCAGACAAGAATCTGGACAACAAACTCATCTACGTGATGCTATGAATGATGTAGCAAATACTGTAGAATATCTTATGGGTCAGTTTTGACTTTTTATGGGCGAATAACTCAGCGGTAGCAGTGTCTCTTTTACACGGAGAAAGACGGGGGTTCGAATCCCTCTTCGCCCATTATAAATACCTAAAAAACTGGTATAATGGAAAAGTTATATAAATTACTTTCTGATACTCAGGCAACTTTGTTTGCACTGTTCCAGAAAACTTGGGTCTATCACTGGAACGTGGTTGGTTCTGAGTTTTATCAGTTTCATAAAGTATTTGGTGAACAATACGAAACAATGTTTGAAGAGATTGACCGTCTCACCGAACATATGCGTTTTCTGAATATTAAACCAGTACCGACTCTAACCAGAATTTCTGAAGTTTCTCATATCTCAGAAACAAATAGTAAGTTGGATGATATGGGAATGGTGAAGGACCTTATTAAAGATAATGAAACTTTGGTAGACTTGTTCAGACAAGTTGCTGAAGAATCGGAAGCACAGAAATCAAGAGGAACGACAAACCTTGTTGATGATTTAAACGAAGCACACGGGAAGTTTATTTGGATGCTTCGCTCATTTACTGAAAAATAATTAACTAATGAACAATGGAAAATTTAAGAATCAGATGCCGCTCCTGTGGTAAAGAGTTGGAAGGGCATCCTACGAAAACTGTGACTTGTGGTTGTCCAAATATGGCAACGATTCGTGGAGATAAGATCTCGGCAGTTGATCTATCCTCTGTTGTTATGTTAAACTCTTATGGTCATAAATCAAAGTCTGGTGTTCTGACAAATGAAGATCTTGCCTTTCAAGAAGCAAGAAGGCAACGTAAGGTCAGACGTTTAGACTTTGAAGTCAGATAGGTCTTAATACGCAGTTCTCATCGTAACGAGCATATTGAAACCCATCTTCTTGCAGTTCACCAAAACCAAACTTACGAGCAACTAAAGATCGTTGACGTTTTCCAATCACCAGTGAAGACTCTGTAAAACCATCATTAATTTTTGGTCCGTGTGGTTTTGCCACTAAAATATCACCAGGTCTTGGGGAAAGTTTTACCATACCTTTTTCTAAGTGTTCATAAGTATATTTCATAAAGTGGTAGAAGATTTTTTTTCTTTCTTCCAATGAAAACTCATTTGGTTGTTTGGTATATTTGACTTCGTAACCAACTTCTGCGACTCTTGTTTTTTCGTGAAAATAAATTCTTTCCGCTAGAGTTTTAATTCTTTCTTCAAGTTCTGGTGAGTTATAATGATCTTCAAACTCTAGATATAAGTAACTCTTTTTAGTTTGGTAGAGTATAATAAAGGTATAAATTGCCATTGCTCCATCAGAACATTTGAAGTTGGTTTGGTTATATCTTTTATTTTCTTTTGGATAAACTGGTAGTCTATCCTTATAACCAAGATGTTTGAGAAGTCTTTCAAACTCAATTCTTTTTTCTGATGGTGTTATAAGCACTTGACGAAACTGAATAGATAGTGTATATTATATCATATTGGAAGCGTGGCAGAGTCCGGTTTATTCTTATAAATATTTCATAAGGTATCAATAAACCACCGTGCCCAGAAATCCAAACTGTTCTTGTTGTGTTTGTGAAAAATTAATCTATAGAAGACCATCCCAAATAATTGGAAATGTTTTTTGTAGTTCTGAATGTTGTGGAAAATTTCAAAGAATAAATGAAAAACTTTGTCCTATATGCGGCAAATCATTTATTGGACATAAAAAAACCTGCTCAAGGTCTTGTTCAAATAAATCAAGAACTGGTATAAAATATGATGGAACTAATTCAAATAACAAATCTACTAGGAGTAAAAGATTAAGACTTCAACTTGCCTCAAAGAGGAGTGGTAAATGTGAAGAGTGTGGTAATGAAAATTACAATATTCTTCAAGTTCATCATATAATTGAAAGATGTAATGGTGGAACTGATGATGAAAGTAATCTACAATTGTTATGTCCTAATTGCCATTATACAAAACATTTAGGTTATTCAAAATATACGGAAGATAGCACCGATGGTTGGTAAATCGCCTTGAAAGCGATGCCAGGTTCACGCCTGATGGTTCGATTCCATTATCTTCCTTCTTCATATAAATACCAGAAAAGTCTTTGTGACGAATGGGTATTCAGATAAACGGGCAAACTGATACTATTTCAGCGGTTGATGGTGCGTTGACTGTCAGTGGTGCCGAACTACCTACTGTAACAAACTTAAATGCGACTGGTATATCCACATTTTCCAAAGGTATTGTAATTGGTACTGGAACTTCTATAAGTTCTCCTACAACAAATACACTGACTTTGGGAACTAATAACGCTGAGAGAGTTAGAGTAAGTGCTGGCGGTGTCTCTATAGGAACCGTTTCTACTTATGGTGATAGTAACGCAAGTTTTACATCTCTTTCTCTTGGTGGCAATGGAACTAGATATGGTCTATTAGAAATAAAACAATCTAATAGTGTTGCTGGTTCTTGGATTGATTGTTATGGAACTAATGGTAATGGTGATTTGAGGATAACAACTGCTGGAACATCAAATAAAATCACTTTTTGGACTGGCGGAGCGTTTACAGAAAAAGTTTGTATAACATCTGATGGAAATTTGGGTATAGGAATCACAAATCCATCACAAAAATTTGAAGTTGTTGGTGGAGAAATTAAGGCAGGTAGAGTTGATTCAACTAATGAAGGTGGTCAAGTAAGTTTCGGTAGAGCAACTGATAATGCGACTGGTTGGTATATTGATGTTTATGGCAATACATCAACACCAAGTCTTCGTTTTGTTGATGTAAGTAATGCGGCAGTCAGAGCAACTATTGATGGTTCTGGTAGATTGACATTGCCTTATCAACCGATGTTTCAGGCATATGGAGTAAGTGGTGGAACTTTCGCAACTGGTAATTATTGGATTTTTCCTTCCACCTTTGTTAATATTGGAAATCATTACAATACTTCAAATGGAATATTTACCGCGCCAATAGCAGGAACTTATAAATTTTGGTGGTCTTTTATTGGTGGTAACCAGAGTGACGTGTATAGATATACTATTCATAAAAATAATAGTTCATTATCGTCAGGCACACCACAATTGAGAATAGATACCAGTCTTGCGGGAACTGAATATGGAAATGGTAATGTGACTGTTATAATTTCTTTATCTACTAATGATACAGTTAGAATATATTTTTCTTCCGATAGTGGCAATCTGTCATATCCTTTTGGAAACTCTTCTGTTGACGCATATGTGTTATTTGGTGGAATGTTGTTAGGATAAAGATAAATACTCAAAAACACCTTATGGACTACACAATTACTTTAACCGAAGCAGAAGACCTAGCACTCCAATACGTCGCTGCTGATCCACAAGACTGGATTGATAACGCAGCACACAACCGTGCTCGCATTGCAATTGACGAAATCTGTGACCTCTACGTCAAGCATAAGTTAGACAACAACGAAGCAATTACTGCCACTAACAAATCAGATATGGTTCTGGCAGCATACGAAGAAGGTCTAGTCAAGACAGCAGCACAAAGAAACGAAGAAGCAGCAAATAATACACCTTCTTTATAATCTCTTAAACACTTTCTTGAAACCAACACATAGTTGACAGGTTGAAACTACTGACTAGCATAACTAGTAGTATTCAACCTAAAACCTATGGATCAGCGCACCTACGATAATTGGGTGAAGATCAAGGAGACTTTTGAACAGTCTGGCAACACAGACAATATGTTCTACAAAAGATCAGTTGAAATAGTCAAGACCAGAAGAGACCCTCTGGCGAAGTTTCTTGGTGATGAAAAATGATGCACGAACAAGAAGAATTGGTAACTCGTTCTGAAGTTCAGGAGATGATTGATGCTGCTATACGACGACACAACCGTAATGCTTCTATCATTAGCATGTGCGTCGGTTGGGTGGTTCTTGCTTTATTTGCTGAGGGACTCCTCCGACTAGTGGGTGTTATTCCGCCATTACTACCATGGCTCAAAATCACTCTGAACTAATCTTTTTAGTTCCTTGGTTTGTGCTTGTGGGAATTGCTGTATCAATGTTTATACAAGGTTGGATGGTAATGAATGCTCACTA